AGGTTAATACAACTGCTGCTGGTACTTTTGATCTGGACACCGACTCAAATGGTCGTTGGTCAGTTGAGAAGTTCAAGGGTCTAATGTTCCAGATCGAACGTGACGCCAATGCGATTGGTCAACAGACTCGTCGTGGCAAGGGTAACATGCTGATCGTTTCAGCTGACGTTGCTTCTGCTCTTCAGATGGCTGGTGTTCTTGATTACACACCTGCCCTGAATAACAACCTCGCAGTTGACGACACATCTTCCACATTTGCTGGTACGATGAATGGTCGTTTCAAGGTCTATGTTGATCCATACTCTGCAAATGTTGCTGCTAGTCAGTATTATGTTTGTGGTTACAAGGGCACATCACCTTACGATGCTGGTTTCTTCTACTGCCCATACGTTCCCCTTCAGATGGTTCGTGCGGTTGGTGAGAATTCCTTCCAGCCCAAGATTGGTTTCAAGACCCGTTATGGTCTTGCTGCTAACCCATTCGCTGCTGCGGGTGCGGTTGCTGCCGCTGACACGGTTAACACCGATGCGTCACTGGATGCTAACACCAACGCTTGGTATCGCAGAGTCAAGGTCACTAACCTTATGTAAAATAAGGAAATCACTAAACTTGGGGGAGCATCTTGCTCCCCCTTTTTTTTATTATAAATAGATACATGGCAACTGCACAATCACCCCTCGCAAGACAACCAGACCAGTTAGACTATGCAAGTCCAACTCAGTTTCGTTTTGGTATTCAACAATTACCAAAGGTAGAGTTCTTTACGATCAATGCAAACCTACCCGGCATCGATGGCGCATCAGTAGATTTTGCAAACCCATTCAATAATATTCCAATCATGGGTGATAAACTCACTTATGCGGACCTTACTATCACATTTATTGTGGATGAGTATCTGGAAAATTATCAGTCACTACACAACTGGCTTACTGGTTATGGGTTTCCATCCGACAGAGCTGAGTTTAGAGCGCATAGAGATGTGACATCAAACACGCCTGCTGGTGGTTCAACGCCAGTAGTTGATATTGTTGGTAATGCAACACCAGATAAGGCAATGTACTCAGATGCATTTCTTATGATCCTGTCAAACAAGAACAACCCAATTTTAAACGTAAATTTTCAGAACGTATTTCCAATATCACTTAGTGGATTAGATTATACACAGGGTGCAACAGATGTTGAGTATATGACTGCTGATGTAACATTCAAATACCAAATCTATAAATTTGAAGGTGTCTAAATACAAGTGAGCAGATTTGGTAAGCTTTAACAGTTAATCAAATCTTTAGACTTAATTTCTGATGACAACTCGTTCGAACTCATCAGGGTCAATATATCACAGAGAGAAACCAGACTGCTCACTTTTTTTATTATGAGGTAAACATGGATTTAGAAGTATTAAAGAGAACTGCAAGAGAAGACCTTCCTATAACTGATCTAGAACATATCGATCAGGAATCTTTCAAAAATCAAATGATTAAACGGAAATGGTTGGACTTCAAGGCAGACTTTGAACTGCTTTTGGTTAAAGCTAAAACTGACCACCAACTTCTATATCGACAGAAGTGGGAATACTATGGTGGTAAGGCAGATGCAAAAGTGTATGCTGCAAAACCGTTTGACATTAGGGTCATGAAGACAGACCTTACAATGTACATTCAGTCCGACGAGGACATTCTTAGAATTTCAAATAAAATTGGGTACTACGAATCCTGTGTGGACTACTGCAAGGGTGTGATTAAGTCCATCGACAATCGTGGATGGGACATTCGCAACGCAACTGATTGGAAAAAGTTTGAAGCTGGTATGATTTGATGACTTGGGGTTATCATACACTTTTTGATTGCGAATCCTGTTCAAAGGAAACTTTAACAGAAGAGAATATTCGATCATTTATTTCTAATATTGTCCCAACAATTGGTATGATATCATATGGTGATCCAATGATTGCACACTTTGCAACACACGATCCTGATGCGGCCGGTTACAGTTTTTGTCAGATGATAGAAACCAGTAACATCACAGGACACTTTGTAGATAAAACAGGTGACTGTTATATTGATATTTTTAGTTGTAAGGAATATGATACGGGTCTTGCAACTGGAGTTATTGTGGATTTCTTTAGCCCAAAAGAAATTAAAATGAAATATGTTGAGAGGGGTTAATTGTGCATATATCAAAGAAGAACGAAGTCTATCTAGTTCTAGATGAGATGACAGATTCTACTCGACAAGAGTTAACAGAGTTTTTTACCTTTGAGGTGCCCGGATTTAAGTTTATGCCCATGTATCGTAACCGAATGTGGGATGGAAAGATACGACTCTTTTCTCCAGCAACAGGTGAAATATACGTTGGTCTGCTTGAGTATGTAAAAGGATTCTGTCAGAAAAACGGGATTGACTATATAGTAGAAGAAGGAGTAGAAAATGATCGGAGTATTGTACGTCAGGTTGTTAGAGATTTCATCAGGTCACTCAAACCCAAATCCGGCGGAAAATCTCTCAAGGTTCGTGACTACCAAATTGATGCTGTACATCATGGTATTTCCAGAGATCGTGCTCTTCTTGTTTCTCCTACTGCTTCGGGCAAATCACTCGTAATATATTCGTTAGTTCGTTATTATCATATGATGGGGTTGAAGACCCTGATACTAGTTCCTACCACCTCACTTGTGGAACAGATGTATTCAGACTTTGAAGACTATGGGTGGAGCTCTGGTACATACTGTCAGAAGGTATATCAGGGACATTCCAGTAAGGTTGAGAAGGACGTTGTTATATCGACATGGCAGTCTATCTACAAGTTACCGAAGAAATATTTTGAACAGTTTGGTTGTGTGATTGGTGATGAAGCACATATGTTTAAGGCCAAGTCACTTACTGGTATCATGACTAAGTTACACCAATGTAAGTACAGGTTCGGTCTTACAGGGACTTTAGACGGTACTCAGACGCATCAACTTGTATTAGAGGGACTATTTGGTCCAGTTGAAAAAGTAACTACCACGAGGGAGTTGATTGACAAGAAATCTCTTGCTGACCTTAAAATCAAGTGCATTATTTTAAAACATGAGAATATACGGGAGAGAATGACTTATGCAGAGGAACTACAATTCCTAGGCGAACATAAACTTAGAAACGAATTTCTTGCTGGACTGTTGATGCATCTCTCCGGCAATACATTATGTTTATATCAATTGGTAGAAAAACACGGTAAGCCTCTTTACGAGGAAGTCAAGAAAGTTCAAGAAGAAGGTTTCTTTGATGATAGACTTAGAAAAATATTTTTCATCTATGGCAACACAAGCACTATAGAACGTGAAGAAATACGATCAGTTGTTGAAAATGAGAAAAATTCTATTACCATTGCTTCGTATGGAACTTTTAGTACTGGTATTAATATTCGTAACATTCATAACATCGTGCTCGCAAGTCCGTCTAAGTCTAGAATTAGAGTGCTCCAGAGTATCGGTAGAGGATTGCGTCAGGGGGAGAATAAAGATTCCGTTTTAATTTTTGATATTGCAGATGATATGACTTTTAGAGACCAGAGTAACTTTACCCTTAACCATTTTCAAGAACGCATAAATATATACAATGCAGAACAATTCAACTATGAAATTAGTAAGGTAAAACTACGATGAACACAGATACATACAAAATCTTAAAGCTCATTAGTGGTGAAAACATCATTTGTGAGTTAACTGAGGGTGATGGAAAGTATGAAATTTCAAGGCCGTTACTAATGAATATTCAACCAAATATGACACGAAGAGGTATGACAGAATCTCTAATGCTCTCACGATGGGTACAACCCTTTACAGAACAAATATATTTTGAGATTGATCCTAAACATGTTATTGTTATGTTGCCAGCTTCGCCGGGTTTAAGTATATATTATGAAGGAATAATTAATAAATTAGATGATGCTGAGGAAATTGATACTGTGGATGATTTTACAGATGAAGATATCTATGAAGAACTTTTAGATAATCTAGAAACAGATAATGATACAATACATTAATCTGTTTCCTTAAACCCCAACAACTAAATGTAACACGAAATTTGAGCAGAGTCAAGGTTCCTTTAAAATTATAATGACCCTTGACATTATAAGCGTATTGATGTATAGTGAATAAATATTAGGAGAGTAATTATGGCGAAAGCTAAAGGTGAACATTATGTAGACAACAAAGTTTTTCTACAGGCGATGATTGAGTGGAAAGAAAAGTGCAAGCTTTCAGAAGAAGACGATGATGGACGGAAGCCCGCTGTGACAAACTACATGGGTGAATGTTTTTTGAAGATTGCAACGCACCTGTCTTATCGCCCTAATTTTATTAACTACACATACAAAGATGATATGATTTCAGATGGCATAGAAAACTGCCTTCAATATGCTTCAAACTTCAATTCAGAGAAGTCAAGCAACCCTTTCGCATACTTTACCCAAATCATCTACTACGCATTCATCCGAAGAATCCAAAAAGAAAAAAAGCAAACCCACGTTAAAAACAGAATCGTATCAGGTAGTAACTATCAATCTTTTGATACAATGCCGGGTGATTCTACAACGTATAATATCGACAACTCTTTTGCTACAGACAATCTTCCATTTGAAGATGTATATAAACCAAAGACGGTAGAAAAAAAAAGTAAAAAAGGACTAGAGAATTTTATGGAAGATGATATGGAAAAGGTAGCGGTTCTGGGTGACGAGCGTTGAAGATTGCCATAATTACCGATAGTCATTTCGGAGCTAGAAATGATAACCAAAACATCAATGATTATTTCTACAAATTCTATGACGATGTATTTTTCCCCACTCTAATTGAGAGGGGAATTACTACCTGTGTTCATATGGGTGATGTTACAGACCGTAGAAAGTTCATCAGTTTTAAAACTGCCAATGATTTTAGGCAGAGGTTCATCAACCGATTTTCTGAATTGGGAATTGACCTTCATATTATCATTGGTAATCATGACACCTTTTATAAGAACACCAATGAAGTCAACTCAATGGAAGAGCTGGTAGGTTCTGACAGGTGTAACATCTACACTGGCCCACAGGTTGTGGAATTTGATGGTATACCAATTCAGTTTATGCCGTGGATTAATGCTGGTAATTATGAAGTTGCAATGAATGCGTTGAAGACTTCCCCCGCACAGATTTTGATGGGTCATTTAGAGGTAAATGGTTTTGAAATGCACAAAGGTTATTTGGCAGAGGGTTCCTTTGATAAGGAATTGTTCCGTAGGTTTGACTTATGCTTTAGTGGACATTTTCATCATAAATCCGATGATGGTCATATATATTATTTGGGCACTCCGTATGAGATTACATGGAGTGACCATAATGATCCAAAAGGTTTTCACATCTTTAATACAGAGAATCGGGAACTAGAACGTATTATTAATCCTCATACAATTTTTGAGAAGATTTTCTATGACGATACTGTTAACGACTATACCAAAGAAGACGTGTCTAAGTATAAAGAGAAGTATGTAAAACTGATTGTGGTCAACAAGAAAGACTTGTATCAGTTCGACAAGTTCACAGATAGGTTGTTACAGGCTGACGCATTTGAGGTCAAGATTATCGAAGACTTCTCTGAGTTAGATGCTGAAAATGTATCAGATGACATTGTAGAGAACACCGAAGACACTATGACACTATTGGAGAAATACATTGACCAGTTGGATGTTACTTTGAGCAAGGACCGATTGAAGAACACGATGCGGTCACTTTACAGTGAGGCGCAAGATTTAGAGCTATGATTCATTTTGAGACTGTGAGATGGAAGAACTTCCTGTCAACTGGTAACAACTTTACAGAGATTCAGTTAGATAGAAATTCTACCACATTAATTATTGGAGAAAACGGTGCAGGCAAATCTACTATTCTTGATGCTTTATGTTTCGGTTTATTTGGTAAGCCTTTTCGTAATATCAACAAACCTCAACTTCTAAATTCTGTCAATGGTAGTGCTGCACTAGTAGAGGTGGAGTTTCGTATTGGAACCAAGAAGGTTAAGGTTGTTCGTGGCATCAAGCCAAATATCTTTGAAATCCATGTCAACGGTAAGTTGTATAACCAAGACGCTAACTCCCGTGACTACCAGAAGTATCTTGAACAGCAAATCCTAAAGTTGAACTATCGTAGTTTTACTCAGGTTGTTATTCTGGGATCATCTACGTTTATCCCTTTCATGCAGCTGAAGTCTAAACATCGCCGAGAGGTTGTTGAGGAAATCCTTGACATTCAGATTTTCTCACTTATGAATATGCTTCTCAAACAGAAATTGAAGACTATCTCTGATGATATGCGTGAAGCTGATTACCACTATAGTTTAACTGGGGAGAAGATTTCTCTACAGGAGAAGTATATTGCAGATGTAGAACAGAACAGGGAAAAAATCATTAAAGAAAAGACGTTTCTGATTGCTGGTAATGAGGAAGATATCTTCAAGAAGAGGTCTAGGATTTCTGATATTGAGGATGACACTTCTGCGATGCATGATAAGATTTCTAACTCTGCAAAGATTGAAGAGAAGTTCAATAAACTCAAGGACATTCAGTCACAGCTGAAAGAAAAACACAGGGCGCATAGCAAACTGATTAACTTCTTTGAGAACAATGAGGATTGCCCAACGTGTCAACAACATATCGATGAGTCGTTCAAAGACGATATGGTTGAGAAAGAAAACTCTAAGTCAGAAAAACTTAATTCTGGAATAAAAGAACTTCTAGAGGAGTTGAAACAGACACAGGCTAAGGTTAATATCATCAACGAGGTCAATCAGAACATACAGGTAAATAGGGTTGAGATTGCAAAAGAGAATAGTTCACTTGTTCAACTTGAGAAGTTCAATGCAACACTGCAATCAGAAATTAGTGGGTTAGAGTGTGGCAAGGTAAATAAGGGTGATCATGAAAAACTGAATGAGCTGAAGGAAACTCTTTCAGGTTTTGATATGCAGAAGGCAAAGTTGCGTGAAGAACAGACCTACTCAGAAGCGGCACGAAACATGCTACAGGATACGGGTATCAAGACTAAGGTTATCAAGCAGTATCTTCCTATCATGAATAGGTTGATTAATACCTATCTTACGTCAATGGAGTTTTATGTGAACTTCACCTTGAACGAGAACTTTGAGGAAACCATCAAGTCACGATATCGGGATGAGTTTACCTATGCGTCATTCAGTGAGGGTGAGAAGATGCGTATTGACCTTGCACTGTTGTTCACATGGAGAGCAGTTGCAAAGATGAAGAATAGCACAAACACGAACCTGTTGATACTGGATGAAATCTTTGACAGTTCGCTGGATGGCACAGGCACAGATGAGTTTCTAAAGATTCTAAACACACTTGGTGATGAGAATGTATTTGTGATCAGTCACAAACAGGATGCGCTCGCAGACAAGTTTAGAAGCACAATTAAATTTGAGAAAATTAAAAACTTCAGTCATGTTGCAATTAATTAAAGATTGGCCTGACACACCTGACAGTACGAGTAATGCAGATTGTTATTTTCTATACGAAACATGCCTAGAGTACAAACCAAAAAAGATATTGGAGATTGGAACCCTAGTTGGTAAATCTGCATATGCGATGGCTCTTGGTAGTGATTGTGAGATACACACTGTAGATAAGAATAGAGACA